CTACTGTGTTAGCTTGAAGCTCACCTTCAACCATAGCCATTTCTAGGTAATCTTCAAATCTTAATCTTGTTTCAGACTCAGACTTTAAGTACCATAAATAACCAGATGTTCCATCTTCAGTAGCAACTTCGATCCAACCTATTTGAGCAGTATCAGATCCACTTAATTCATAATTATCTTTTAAGATAATTGGTGAGTTAAAGTATCTTGTGAAACCTGGCTCAATAGCTCCAGACATACCGTTACTTCCTTTTGGAAATTCAGATCCATATACGAACAAGCTACAAGTACCTCCAGTAATAGCAGCAGGTAATCCAGCAGCATTAGTTTCATATACAATACAATCAATTGTATAACCATTTGTAGTAACACCAGAAGTTCTATCAGTTACTAAAGCTTTAGCAGAAGATAAACCTGTACCGTTATCAGTAATTAAAATCGTGTTACCGTTTCTAATCGCTGAAGTAGCTGGGTTATCTGCACCAGGCGTAATAGTAATTGTAATACTTGAACCAGCGTTAGCTGCAACAGCACAATTATCATATGCGATGTGTAATCTATTTTGTTCAGACCAAATTACTTGATCCGATGTCATTGGCATTTCAGCGCCAACCATTCGTAGGAAACCAGCTAATGTTCTGTTTCCATATCTTTCTACCTCTTGCTCATATAGCTCAGGTAGATATTGTTGTGCCCATGTATCAAAATTAGTGTCAGCAAAATCAATATAGTTATCCTGTACGGTAACCTGATTTGGCATTGGCGTAATTGATGCAGGGAACGATCCTCCTGTTACAAAACTCATTTTTGTATTTTTTTATTATGATTTTTTCTTAATTTTCAGTTTTGAATTATCAACTCCACTTATTGCTCTTACTTTCCAGCCATTAGGCATAGTAGTTTCAGTAGCTACTGGCCTAGTGTCATTGCTTATATTTTTAGATTTAGCTATAACATCTCTAGTAGCATCGGCTTTACCTTGCTCATAAAAATGTTGTGCTAATCTATCAGCATTTCTAGCTGCGTAAATAGCTTTATGATAAGCTTCCATATCACTAACGTTTCCATTTTTATCCATAAATTTATTTATAAACTTAGAAACATCTGTTTGGTTACTTATCATATCTTGCGGGTTTGAAACATTGTATCTAAAAGCTTTTTCTCCAACATTAAATTCAAAACCTTTGAATTGTTCTTGAAAAAAGTTTTTTGTCTTGTCTACAAACTCGTTTCTTTTAGTGGTTATTTGTTGTTGTTCTTGACTGTATCGTTGGAAAAAGTCCATAGCTTTTTTCTGCTCATTAGTAACAGATGGCCTCAACTTGATTTCATCATAATATTTACTTTTCATTTGCTCTAAAAAGTTCTTGGCTTTCGCAACTTCTTCTTTGTATGCTAGCTTTTGCTTGCGTACAAATCTTTCTTCGTCCACTTCTTCATCATATGAGAAATTATCTTGCATTACAAAATTTATTTCATCATCATCAAGATGTGGTCTAGTCTTTTTATAATATTCTCTTATAAGTAACTTATCATCGTACTTACTATAATCTTTATTTAAAGTAACATAATCTTCAAAAGTTCCTCCAGTTTCTTCCATAAACTTAATTAGTTTGTCTACGTTTTCAGGTAAATTATAAGAAGGTTGTTCAACCACTGGTTCAACTACTGGTTCTTCTTTTACTTCTTCAACTGGCTTTTCTTCTATTACCTCGATCTCCTTGTTCTCATTTTCGTCTTTGACTTCTTCTTTGGTAATTTCTTCAAGTCTTGGTTCGGATGCTCTCTCCTCCACTTTTTCCACATCTTCGGTTTGTTTATTCGCATCCACGACTCCTGTGCTTTGCTCTGGAACGGCATCTTCTTTTATTTCTAATTTAGTTACTTTTTTTTCCTGTGTCAACTTTTTAGGTCTACCAGGTTTTCTTTTCATTTTAAGAGGTTGTTTTGAATCTACCTCTGCTTCTACTTTTGCCATAATATAATATAATATAAATTATTAAAATTTAAGACTGAGACAATATGCTACTCATAGGATTTTCTAAATCTTCTGTAATAGCAGGATTTTCAAAGTCTATAGGATCAAGTCCTTTATCCTTTTGATTAGCTATAGCACTCTGTTGAGTACCTATTATTCTAGCTCTTTTATCTTTTCTATTTTCAATATCTAGCTCACGCTCTTGTTCTCTGTTTACTTTTTGTTGACCTAACTGTAGGTTGTAATTAAATTCAAGCTCCATTAAATCACGCTTTATTTGAGCTTCAACTCTCATACGTTCTAGTTCAAAACTTGATTTACCTTTTTCAAACTTCAATTTAGTATCTAACACTGCTTGCTGTTTCTGAACTTCTGCTAAAGCAGCAGCTTCACTAGCCTGCGCATTAGCTTGTCCTTGTGCTTGTATATTTGCTTGTTGTGCAGCTTGCGCAGCTTCAGCAGCTTTTTTACGTTTTAGCTTAATCATTTGATTAGCTAACTTTAGATTTTTTATTTGTCTAATATCTATAGCATCTTCTAAGTTTATACTACCTTGAGATAAAGCAGCTTGTATGTTAGCTTCTAACTTTTCTTTTTCAACTTCATCAGGCACTAAATCAAAGTAAATACCAAAATCGTATAAATGTATATTAGATAAATCTTCTAATTGACCTACGCTCCAAGTTGATATACTATTTTTTAAAGCTTCTTTTGTTAAGTCAAACTCTATAGCGTCAGAAGTTCTTAACACGATGTTCTCACAAGTTCTAATGGTTAAATATAAATATGCATTTAGTATATGTTTAGTAGCTGTATTTGAGTTAGCAGCTGCTAGTTTTTGTAAACCTACTAATGAATCTGAATTTGGCATACTACCATCTCTAGCTTCATTAAGACCGGTTACATCTCTTATCATTTGAAGATAATACTGATATGTATTTATAAGTGAAGCAACTTTATTACCACCATCACTTTTAACAAGTTCTTGTATAGGTATTCTACCTGGATTAGGATCACCTTCTGTAGTCATTGATCTACCAAGTATACTACCAGTTTGGAAATACATATTTAAAGCTTCTTTAGCATTGTATGTAGTGCCATTGCCTAAATCTACTTCTGCTAAACCATCTACATCTAAGTATACACCATCAGGTATTACTTTAGATATTACTTGTTGTATTTTTAAATGAGTCAATTGTATCATATCAGCAAAGCCCATCATTCGACTTACTAAACTTTCTATTCTGCCATTGTACATTTTAGGACAGCAAATACTATAATTCATATTTACTTTAACTAAGTTAGACTTTGGCCTTGTCATGTTTTCTGCCATCTTCCACTCTAGCATCATATCATAACCTAAAACTTTAGCGCCGCTATACAACACTTCTATTGATCTACTGACTCTATCAAAGTTTTCACTTTCACCTGGATTAAATGTATCTGGTTTTTCTAAAGATTTTTCTAATCCTGTTGCTGTTCTTTTTATTTTAAATACTTGTTCACTATATGTTTTATATTCAAAATATAATATGTATATATAGTTACCATCACGCCTGCCGTTATAATTATACAAAAAGTTACCATTGCCTTGATACTGTTGTAATTTTTCTAATTCATCATCTGTTAAGTTAGGAAATTGTTTTTTACAATCAGCCAATGATAATGCTTTTACTTCACCAACATACCACAAGTCTTCAAAGTTTGGATCTTCACTATATGAATAAACTAGTTTACTTGGATCAACATAGTCAACTTTAACACCTTCAGCTTTATTAAAGCTTGTTTTTACACATCCAATACCTAAAGTAACTAAATCTTCTATTACACGTTTTTTCTTTAAATTAAATCTATTGAACTCTAAAGTATTATTAATAGCTTCTTCACAAGCTATTTCACTAGCTTGCTTATAACTTAATTGCATGTGTAGATCAAGCTCCTCTTTGTTTTCTGGTAACTCTTCTGGATTTGTAGAATTAAATAAATTTAAACCTACAGCACCTTGTAATTCTTGTAAATATTCTTTGGCCTGCATGTCACGCAATACATCTTCTGCATACTTAGACCTCATACGTCTTGACTCTGGATCTTGTGCAAAAGCTTTAATATCATATATCTTATCGTCCATACCGTTAACAACAATATCGACAAACTTAGGTATTATAGGAACAGGTTTCCAGTCTAAATTTAAATAGCTTAAGTCACCGTTAATAGCTAGTTCATCTTTATACTTTTGTACAGGTTGCTCTGCCCTAGCATACAACCTACGCATCCTAAAATTATTATAGTTAGTGTTAAATCTATTTTCAACTCCTGATCTAGTTCCGCTAAACCAATCACCCTCTATAGCCATACCAACCTGGCGGCCATAATCCATGCTTTGCTTAACTTCATCAGGTACAACCTGATCTGGAAAAGAACTGTAAGTATTTGTAATTTTTGCCATTTATTATATTATTTGTGAAATAGATCCGTTGTTATTGTATCTACGTATTCCTAAATTAATATCTTGTTTAATTCTAACTGGAACAGGTCTATATTTGTTTTTGTTACAAGCCATAATAGCTAATCCAGAACTAATAGAAGCATCATGCTTCGTTCTGTTATTTATATTAAACCTACTCCAGTCATCTAATGTTTTTTGAAAATACATATCGCCATATCTATTTTCTAAATGCCCTACGTAATTTTCAATATAATGTTCAATAGCAGCTGCGTGTGCTTGCTTAATATCTTCACTTGAGTTAGGTATACCACCTATCTCTCTTTCAGTCGCAGAAAGTTTATTGTATATTTTATCAGGCCTATTCATACTAAATTGTCTATAGCCTCTACGTTTTAAATAATACAATAATCTTGGTTTATTATTTTCTGCTAATATAGGCATACCATAAAATGCTAGTGCCATTAATACATCTTCAAAGAATATTTCAGCAGTTTGAGGTCTTGCTATATATTCTAAGAAAAAATGATTAGGCGGAGCATCTTCCATAGAAAACTTAGTTAATCCATGTAATGCTCCTTTACTGCCGCGACCATCAACAGTACCGCTAATATCGTAAGAGTCACAGCCGAAAGCTCCAA